TCCTGGGACTACTGTTTCAGGTGCTGTTTTCGTAGATGGGTACTATGTTGTTGGAACTCCTGCAGGGTTGTTATACAACTCTAACGTAGAAGACCCAACTACATGGCAAGCAATTAACTACATTGGTGTAGTGTCTGATGCTGACCCTTTAATTGCTATTGGTCGGACAATTAACTACATTGTTACCTTTGGTTCTCATCATATTGAGTTCTTTTATGATGCAGGAGTTTCACCAGGTAGCCCATTCTTACCATATCAAAATGCTGTAATTCAGTTTGGTGCCGCCGCAGAAGACTCTTTAGTACAGATGGACAATACTCTAGTTTGGATGTCTAGTGCTAAACAAAAGGGCTACCAAGTAATGGCTATGGCTGGTCAAACACCACAGGTCATCTCCAACCAATACATAGAACGCATTTTGAATCGTTGCAACCCTGACTATGCGTATGCCTTTAGTATCAAGATTTCAGGCCATTCCCTTTACGTACTAACCTTGAGAGACTTAGTGTATACCCTAGTATATGACTTTGCACAACAAGGTTGGACATATTGGTCTTCTATGGAGAATAACCAAGAAACTTATTTCCTTGGACAGTTCTATGCCAAATTTGGTACTTTAGACCTTTTACAACACGTCAATTCAGGCGTTATCTATCAGCTTGACCCTAACACCTACCAAGACTACGGAAACCCCATAAACGTGCTTGCACGCACTCCATTGGTCGACGGTGGTACTAACCTACGTAAGTTTTGGAGAAGCGTCCAAATCGTCGGAGATAAGGTCGATTCCTATGCCTTGGTACGGTATACCTCAGACGATTATCAGACTTATTCCAATTGGCAGAACGTTAACCTTAATACCTCTAAATCCGAAGTCCATAGACTAGGGCAAGGTCGTAGACGTTCTTTTGACCTTTTACATCAAGATAATTGTGCGTTAAGATTAGAATACTTTGAGGTAGACGTTGAATCGGGGGATACGTGATAACTTATCAGGAAGAGCGATTACATGATTTTTTAGAAGAATTGAAGCCAATTCTCAATAATCATTACGACGAATTAAGCGTAACCAAGAGTTTTAACCTAAACCCTGATTATGATAGATACCTAAAGTTTCAAGATTTAGGGTCTTTTTTCATTATGACTTGCCGTTTAGATGGACAATTAATAGGGTATATTGCGTACTTTTTATACCCACATATCCATTACAAAGACTGTATGACGGCTATGGAAGACCTTTATTATGTTCAAAAGGAACATAGACAGGGTAGAGTTGGGTTAAAATTGTTTGGCGAGTCAGAAAAAATACTAAAGGACAAGGGCGTAAATCGCATTATCCTTAGCTGTAAAACACACCAAGACCATACAAGATTGTTTGAGCACTTGGGTTATCACTTTTATGAGAAACATTTTACAAAGATGTTAGGATAGATAATGAGCTTTTTAAAGAGCAAACACAGTGGATGGACGCATGAATTAAAACGTACACCATTTGGAGGAGGCGGTGGTGGCGGTGGCTTTGACCCTATCAGTGCTATCAGCGATGCAGTATCATCAGGATTCAGTGACCTTGGATTAGGTGGAAGTTTAAATAATTATATTGTTCCAGCAGCAGGACTTGGATTAGCTGCCTTTACTGGTGGGGCTTCTCTTGGGCTTGATGCCGCAAGTGCAGCCGCAGATGCTGCTTCAGGTGCTATTTCTGTTGGTGATGCCCTTTCTGCTGGTGCTACAGCTTCTGATTTAGTTAACGCTGGTGTTAGTACTTCTGACCTTGTGGCAGCGGGTACCAGTGCTTCTGACTTGGTTGCCGCAGGTGTACCAGCTTCTCAATTAATTTCTGCTGGAGTTCCCGCTTCCGATTTATTGTCGGCAGGTGTAAGTGCAGACCAATTAGCTCAAGCTGGAGTATCTGCAGAACAATTAGCATCTGCTGGTGCAAGTGCTCAACAATTAGCTACTGCTACCCCATATCTAGAACAAGCAGCCGCAGGTGGTACAGGATTAACTGCGGGTGCAACTGGTGCCGCAGGTGGAATTAACCTACCTTCTGTATCTGCTCTTCAATCACAGGCAGGATTGGGACTTGGTGCAGCGGGTGCAGGCGGTGGAACTGGTGCATTAAGTCAATTACTAGGTGGTGCAGGTACTGCATCTCAAATTGTTGGTGGATTAGGTGCTTTATCTAAACTGGCTGGTGGTGCAGCACAAATAGCTGGTGGCACACAATTGCTTACTGGTGCTAAAGTTCCGCCTCAACAAGCAGCCCCATTCTCACAATATCAACCACAACTAGCAGCACAATTATTTAATTTGTTGCAAAACCCAAGTACTATTACTTCTACTCCAGGTTACCAATTTAACTTGCAACAAGGATTACAGGCTCAACAAGCTCAACAAGCCGCACAAGGTCGTTTAGTATCTGGTGGTGCTTTAGAACAAGCTCAAGCATTTGGTCAACAATATGCTACAAGTCAACTTGCTAATCAACAAAACTTATTGGCAAGCGTTACTGGTGCAGCTTATAACCCTGCTACCGCAGCCGCAGCACAACAACAGATTGGTGCAACTAACGTAGGCTCAACACTAGGTGGATTGTCAGCAATTGCAAGTGGTGCTGGAGGTGTATTAAATCCTTTAGCAACCTTGTATGCTAACTATAACTCTGGCTCACCTTCAATAACATAGGACACTAATATGGCATCTCCATTAGAAATGTTACAACTTGGTCAGTCTTTTGACCCCTATGGTTCTTTCCGAAAAGGTGGAATGGAAGGCCAACAATATGATATTGAACAGCAAAGATTAAGTTTGCAACAACAAACTATGAAGGAAGCTCAACAAGAGTTATCTCCTCAAGCTAAACTTGGTGCTACACCACCTTTGGCTGGTATGGCTAAAAGTATTTTGCCACCAGAATTTGAATTGCAAACTTCTGATGGTGTACCAACATCATCTGGTATATATCAACAGCAAATGCTTAATTCTCAGCAAGATATGCTTGAAGCTCAAAAAATGATGAGGCAAGCTACTATTGCTCGTGCTATGGGTGATGATAAAACCTACGGTGATTTGGCTAATAAAGCAAAACTCTTGCAAAGAGAGTCAATCAATAGCATAACAAATGCAAAAAAAGAATATCAAAAATCCATAGACGATGGCTTAGAATCTTTATATTTTGCAAAACCAGGTCAATATTCTACTAATTTAAAAGATGCTTTAAATAGAACTGGTGTTCCTTTACCAAAAGATATTCCCCAAACATGGTCTCCCGAAGTTAAAGAAACTTTACTTTCTAAAATGAGTCCAGAAACTCGTGCAAGAGTACAAAAAGAAGAGCGTGCTCGTGAAGACCAAGAATTACAAAAACGTGCTGCTCAACGTGCTGAACACCTGCTTGTCTTAGCTGACCGTAGAGAAGCAAGAATAGAAGAAAGAGAAAGAAAACAATACGGTGGATTAGGAGCAAGTTCTTTCCTAGAGCGTTCTATTGGAACATCCGCAAAAGATGAAAAAGTTAATCAAAGTATTGTTGACAACGCTTTAGGCGTAAATCAAATGGATGAAGTAATTAACAAGTTTAAAGACCCAGAAGTTAAAACTGGTGTTATTGCTAAACTTGCGGGTATTAAATCTAAACTTGCTTCTTTGGGTGATGAAAATAAAGAAATTACTCCTGAAGAATTTAAAAGAATTGTTGATGGAGAGATTAGCCCTACAGCTAAAAATGCAGTTGCACAAAAAGAAGCTCTGTTTGCAGCATATACTGCGGAACGTGAAATTGCTGGTGGTAGACTTTTGGTTTCTGTTATTAGACAAGCTGGTGGTGCATTAGACCCAACATCGTATGAAAAAGAAGGTTATCTAAATTTATTGTCTGGCAGAAGAAACGAGTTGATGAAACGTTTACGGGGCAAGGGATTAACCGACAAACAGATTGATACCGTCATTAAAGACATTAATCAACCAGATGCTCCTGTAGAAAAAGCATTTAGCGAACCAACCAAAAAACAAACGGTAAAAGTTGGAGAAAAAGAATACTCTCGGCCACCAAACTTTACTGACAAACAATGGGAAGATTATCAAATAGATGTTGGAGCAACTAAATGAGTCCCGAAGAATGGTTGGCATCACAACCTAAGTCTGAGACTAAATCCCTAAGCCCCGAAGAATGGTTAGCTTCTCAAAAAGAAGAAACTATGCTCCAAAAGGCTGGTACAGCAGTAAAAGAATTTGCTGGTCAAGCCGCAGATAAAGTACTTGAATCTGGCGGAGTGGTTGACTTACGTAAGTTTTTGTCTCCTGAAAAAGCTGCAGAAGCAGTAACTACTGGTGTATCTAAAAAAATTGGTGCTCCTATTGTTAGAGATGCTTCAATAGACCCATCAAAGATTGGTTCTCAGACAGCAGGAAAATATGTTCAAAAAGCAATTGAACGTGGCGGAGAGGGTGCTCTTGCTGGTGCCGCTTTTTCTCCATTTACTGGTGGAGGAAGCATTTTAGCTGGTGCGGGTGGTGGTGCATTACAAGGTCTTGCCGAGGTTGCTGCAGCAGATTTAGGATTAAGTGGTGATTTACAACAGGCTATGGGAATATTGGGGCCTGCTGCTGCTGGATTTGTAATGTCTAAAATTCCACAAACGCCACAACAAATAAATGCAGTTTTAAATAGTGATGCTGCCAATGCTATTAAGAGTAAACTGGCACATAAAGCAATTACTAAAGCACTTGGATTACCATTTTGGACTTCAAGCATTATAGAAAAAGTACCAAAGGCATTTGAAGGATTTAAATCTCCAGATTACAAAGCGGTCGGTAAAGAGCTTGGTGCTACTGGAGAAACATTGGGAGTTGGTGGTACTAAATTCACTGATGCAGCCAATCAAGAATTGTCACAATTACATCCAGACATTACTCCTGCAAAAGGAGAAAAAATATCTAATGTTTTATATGAACGTGCAAAAGGTGCTTATAACGAAGCAAATGCACAAGAATCATTTTTGTCCTCTCCTGAATTTAAAGCTCTCCATGGCGATACTCCTGCAGAAAAAACTAAGTTCAGTGAAATATTTGAAAACAAAAAAGGTGAAGCATATACAGGAGAGGATGTAGTAAATAACTTGCAAACTGGAAAAATGGAAAACATATCTTACAAAGATATGGAAAGAGCACGTACCGCATTCAACGATTATTTAAAACGCACAACTGGTGTTGACCACGAAAAGGTTGCTCGTGAAGCATTCACGATTGAATCTGCCGCTAAAGCTAAAGATACACTTCCTGCTTTGTTTGCAGATAACGATGCTGCTGGTATTAATAAAGAACTATGGAATTTAAGTAAGACTCCTGAAGGAATATCGATATTCAACAATGAATTGGTTAATGGTTTAAAGAATACCAATGTTAAAGGTGCTAAGATTCTTTGGGGTAAAATTGGCCCAAATGTTAAAGACAGAATGGAAGTAGACCCAAAAACATACAAAAAAGTTACTGACATTATTAACGGTGCCAAAACACCACAAGATATTGATAGAGCAACCCGTATTATCAGAAGATTTGTAGCACCCGCAGTAGCAACAGTAACCGTAGAATCTTACAAGGAGAATCAATAATGCCACTCAAAAAAGGTAGTTCAAAAGAGACCATTTCAAAAAATATCAAGACCGAGATGAAAGCTGGTAAGCCACAGAAGCAGGCAGTTGCTATTGCTCTTTCTAAAGCTGGTAAATCAAAAAAACAGAAATCTAAATAATGTTTATTCTGCTCATTGACCCTGCTGGTGCTTTAGTTGACTTTGGTGTTCGCTGTATGGCGGAAGGACACACCGTGAAGCAATATATTCGCCCACATGGTCAAGAGCGTTCTAAGATTGGTAAGGGCATTATTGACCAAGTCTTGAATTGGGAACTATACATTAAACAAGCAGACCTTATTGTTTTGTCAGACAACGCATTTGAGATGCGTAAATTGGAGAAATACCACGAAGAGGGTTATCCAATTATCGGGACAAACCAATTGGGTGCCAAGATGGAACTAGACCGTGATTATGGTCAAGAGATTATGCGTAAGGGCGGACTAGCAGTAGTTCCGTCTTTTGAATTCCATGATTACAACTCTGCCATAGACTTTGTTAAGGCTAACCCTAAGCGGTATGTATCCAAGCCCTCAGGAGACGCTGACAAAGCCCTATCCTATGTTTCCAAATCTCCTGCTGATATGGTATTCATGTTACAGCGTTGGAAGGCAAATGGTAAACAACGGGACTTTATTCTCCAAGAGTTTGTGCCAGGTATTGAATTTGGTGTAGGTGCTTGGATTGGGCCTAACGGATTTAACAAGAACGTTGCAGAAGGCTTTGAGCACAAGAAACTCATGTCCGGCAACTATGGCTGTAATACGGGGGAGCAGGGTACCGTT